TATGGCCAGAATTGTGGAATGTTGAGCAATTGCTACAGAAAAAGAAAGAATTGGAGTCTATAAATAGGTTATCTGTATTTTATAGAGAGTATCAATGTCGGGTAGTTGGGGACGAGGATCAACTGTTCAAGGCCGAATATATTCAATATTATGAAGGATTTGTTGAAACTCAGTATGATGATGAGTACGCAGTACTTAACTTAATTGAAAAGAATGGCGTCAAATATCGAAAACCTTTAAAAATACCAGTTTATATCTTTATGGGCGTTGATCCAGCATCATCTACGAAACAGACTGCTGATTATTCAACAATAGTACCAATTGCTGTAGATTCGGATAATAATCGATATGTATTACCATTTTACAGAAAACATGCACGACCTATGGAATTAGCTGAATCTATCCTAAGATTACATAAAAAGTATAATCCTCGTAGAACTCATATTGAATCTGTTGGATATCAGGAGATGCTGCGGGATTATCTAAGAGATCAGCCTGGATACATCCCTGGATTAGAAAAAAAGATTAATCCTCGTACAAGTAAGAGTTTTCGTTTAGAAACAATGGAACCTTATTTCTATAAAAGGAAAGTATTTCTATCGAAGGATATGAGTGCTATGAAGGACGAATTATTAATGTATCCTAGAGGGAAACATGATGACCTTCTTGATGGTTTGTATTATGCAATGTTGAATTTATATAAACCATTTATTGATACAGTTGACAGTTTTATTAATCAAGAAGATCAGGGGTTACAGAAAACTTTCGATTGGGCAGTACTTTAATGGAACTTATACTATGAACTTAGCGTAATAAAGAGCATATGCCCCAAAGTACAGAAAAAGTTAAACAATCGGTCTTAATGGCTGGTAAGATGAAGGATGCTTTAGGGTATAAGACTCCTAGTGTTGGTAAACATAAAACACATAAGGAAGTTATTAAAAGTCTCGAGCTACTTGAGCACTATATGAATATGCGAGAGGAATGGGCAACTAAGTTTCGAGAGGCTGAACAATTTAGGAATGGGATACAATGGACTACGACCCAAGTTACTGAATTGCAAAAACGCGGTCAGACTCCGATTGTTGTCAATCGTATTCATCCTGCTATTGAAACTGCTAAAGCGATGCTAACATCTCGTAAGCCTGAATTTAGGGCTACGGGTAGAGATGATAGTGATCGTAAAGTTGCGGATGTCTTCTCCAGCTTGTTTCAGTGGATATGGGATATGTCACAGGCTAATGTCGAATTAAAGAGAGCTTTAGATGATTATTATGTAGGTGGTATGGGGGTTTTGCAAGTTTATCAGGATCCACACGCAGATATGGGTAATGGGGAATGTGTGTTGAAGAGTATTTATCCATTAGATGTATATATTGATCCTAATGCGCGTGATACGTTCTGTAGAGATGCGGCTTCGATTATTGTAGCCAGACTTATGACAGATGAGGAAGCTAAGGCTCAATATCCAGAATATGCTCGAACTATCGAAAATGCAGAGATTTCTGATCATGTAAGATACCCAAGGACTGATCTTGAGGCTATAGAAAATCAAATAATGACTGGGGATTTAGATACACAAGATAATTCCCATCATAAAAAACGTGAATACATCGAACGTTATTCTAGAATTAAGGAAAATGTTTATAAAATTTATGATACCACTACAAAGTATCAGGCATTGTACGATAATAAGGAATATGAGAAGTATACACAGGAACCTGCAGTTGTTCTCATTCCTACACAAGGTGAACCACAATATGTCACTGATTTAGATGAAGTCGAGGCATATATAGAATTAGCTGATGTCGGTGGTGGATATTTCCATATGGCTCCTGATCCAATGACAGGTCAGCCTATTATGAAGCCTGGAATGGAAGATTTATCTGGAATACCTGACAGTACAATAGAAGTGGATATTATTAGAAAAGCCGATTTGATTGGTGATGATATTATTATGACCAATAAAATTGTTAGAAATCGAGTACAGGTAGTTGCATCTGTTGGATCAAAACTTATGTATATACGAAAATTGCCTACGGAAGATTATCCTATTGTAACGATGATGAATGTACATAATAGGAATCCTTTTCCTGAAAGTGATGTTCGTATATATAGACCATTACAAGAATATATAAATAAAATTAGATCATTAATCGTTGCACATGCTTCTACTAGTACAAATGTAAAATTGCTTATACCTAGAGGTTCTGTCAATAAAAAGGAAGTAGAACAGGAATGGGGACGATCAGGAACAGCTGTTATTGAATTTGATGGGGAATTAGGTGCGCCTGTTGTAGCTGGCCCTATTCCGCTTCCAAATGAATTATATAAGAATGAGGCGGAAGCGAAACATGATTTGGAGTATGGATTTGGTATATTTGAATTAATGCAGGGTGGTGGAACACCTCCAAGTACCTATAGAGGTACAGTTGCTATTGATGAATATGGCCAAAGAAGAATTAAATCTCGACAAGATGACCTTGAATCAGTCCTGAATCAGTTGGCGAAAGTCACAATACCTCTAATGCAACAGATATATACAGAAGAAAAGGTAATTAGACTTGTACAACCATCAGGACTGATCAAGGAAACAAAATTTAATTATCAGAATGAAGATCTTTCTTATAAGATAAATGATATTACTACTGGGATGTATGATATTATTGTAGTGTCTGGTTCGACGTTACCATCTAATAGATGGGCGCAATTTGAATACTATATGCAGATGTTTCAAGCTGGTTTGATTGACCAGGTAGAAATGTTAAAGAAAACTGAAGTTGTAGATACAGAGGGTGTATTAGAACGAATGAATACTATAAAAATGTTACAGCAACAACTACAACAGCAGGATGAAGAAATAAAAGAATTGAAGGGCGACTTACAAACGGCTGATCGTGAGACAGTTGGTGCAAGAAAACGCCTTGAAGTAGAAAAATTTAAATCAGAATTATCAGATCAGTCGAGTAAGGCAAAGGCTGCGACCAGTCTTTATGATGCTAGATTGAAGGATACTATTGCTAATGTAAAACAATCGGTTAAACCTCAAAAGGGAGATCAAAATGAGTGACCTAGAAGCAAAACAAGTAGATGAAACAAAGGAGATTCCAGGACAAGAATCTCAAAGTCAGGAAGAGAAACCTTATGATGTATTTCCAGAACTCAGTGGAGTAATGGATGCAGATCAGGCTCCTGACCCATTTACTGAATTATTGGCTTTAGAGGAAACAGTAGAAGCTGTTGAACCTCAGTCAGTAGAAAGTCCCGAGGCAACGGAGGTTGCTCCTGTAGTGGGAGAATCTGTGGTTGCAAAAGATGATCAAAACCAGTATCAATACTGGCAAAGTCAGGCAGATATAAGGACTAAGGAACTCACAGATGTTCTTGGCACGTTTGGAGTGGAATCAGTTGATGAACTTCGCACAAAATATGGTGATATTGAAGATTTAGCACCTATAGCGCGTTACATCAAAACCAATCCAAGTGTTTTGGACAATGTTGAGGCGTCTCTTTCCAACGGAGTAAACCAGAGTAACCCAGATGGGAACTCAGGAGCTTCTTTGCAGCGGCCTGAAAAACCGACAAAGCCGAATGGTTATGATTCAATCGACGCTTATTCTGACCCTAGTACAGAATCGTTTAAATACAGAGAGTCTCTCGAGGAATTTCGAGATACTATGGTGGATTATTCTCAACAAGAAAATGATGTATTGAAACAACAAATCCAACAGGATAGAGTTGTGCATCAACAACGGGAAAATGCCGACAAATTAAAGAAACAGCTAGTTTCGCAATATGAAATGCCTCCAGAGGAAGTGGATCATTTTGTGAAATATATGTCTTCACCTGAGAGTCTTAGTTTAGATAATCTGGTAAAGGTATGGAATTCTAAACGTCAGCAACAACCTGAGGTGCAGTCTCAGCAACCAGTTGCAACTGCACCCGATCCTCAAGCTGAAGCAATGTTGCGTCAGCGGGATAAGTTGAGTATACCCCAACCTGTATCGGTAGTACCAGGTAGTGGTGAAACCACAGATAAGTCAGTCGAGGAATCAGTAATGGATGCTATGATCAGTGATTACAAGAAACAAAATCCATGGTAAAGGAGAAATAAACTATGGCTACTTATTCACTAGCAGGTAATGCTCCAAGCGGCGAGTCAATCAATAATAATCGACGATTATATAACTTTGGCGAGCGTGTTGCGGAGCTTGCACCTGAACAATCACCCTTCTTTGTATACCTTTCAAAGGTAGCAAAGAAACCAACCGATGATCCTGTTTTCAAATTTTTGGAACAGCGTCATCAATGGCAAAGGCGTAACTTTCTTAATAAAGGCGCTATTTCTGCTGCAGATCCTGACGGATCTGTAACGGCAATGGCTGCGGATGTACTCTATGATGCTAAAGGTACAAAAGTCAC